CTAAGTCCCCATAAGACCTCCTCTCCCTCCCCCCCTCTCAGTCAACCCTAGGTCTCCTTATGCTCTCCTAAGGTATGGGTGAGGGCTTTAGGAGGGCTTTAGGAGGGCTTTAGGAGGGCTTTAGGCACCCAATATGGGTGGACCTTTAGGAGCTTACACTGTGAGATAGTCACTCAGATTTTTATGGTATATTTTAAAGGACCCTCTAAGGTCTCCTTAGGCCCTCTCTAAGACACTCTTTAGGTGACACTGGTAGAACGGCCTATCTTTAGGTATAGACCTTGGGATAGACCATTAGAGGCTCTTTACGGGTATACCTTAGGACTTGACTCTATAGGGATGAAGTGGTGTGATGTAATCATACCGCTGAATCCCTCGGTGAGCTATAAGTCGGTCAGGAAGACCCTAATCGCTACAAGTGAGTATAGAGCAAAGGGCATACTCCAGTGAGCTGAGGTCTCCATTAAGAGATGCGTACCCAAGGGCAGCACAAAGTACCATAAGAAAGCGGTAGGTGACTCTATGTCGCAGTAGGTTCAACAATAAGCGGAACAATGAGTCTCCTCCTTTATGTTGGTTGTATTGTCATAATAGCAACCTACCTCTTAGGACACTTTAAGTCTGATAGTAAGTCTTATAGATATCTTTAGGTAGGCTCTCCCCTAATAGTGAGTCGAATTAGGTTCCAGCCTTTGAAAACATACACTTAGACCTGTATCACTATTTTCGAATATCAATGACTTACGTGCTCCTCTAGGACCCTCTTGACCCACGCTATGGATAGCCGCATCTTCTTGGCGATACGGGATGGTTTCCACTTCCAGTGCACATAGTAGCGGACTACCTGGTATTCACGCCAGTCACTACGATATGCAGCCTTCGAGGTGTTGACCTTTGGTCTACCTGGTCTGTACATCCTACCTTTAGCCTTACAGTCGGCCATGTTCTCCTTCTGTGTCCCCTCCTTTAGGTGCTCAGGGTTGACACATGAGGGGTTATCGCATATATGCATTACGACCATTCCATCAGCTATTGGTCTTCCTAGGTGACAACTCAGGGAATACCTGTGGGCCATCCAATGGACTCCGTTTACACGAATACGACCATATCCTGTGTAGGTCTTACAGCCCTTGAAGTTCCAACACCCGGTTTCCTTATCAATTACGTATTTCTCTCTGTCTATCATACTACCTCCTCTTAAAGTGGCCTTCCCTGGCCTCACTAATCACCACTCAATGAAAGACGTACCGTAGCCTTCATTGTCCTCAGAGTACACATCAATACCACCAACGGACATCTCAATGATGTGGGTAGCAGCTACCGTAGGGCGCATCATGTGTTCCTCAAGGAAGTCAGCAAGCACTTCCCCCTCGACCTTAACGGAATCCAGCTGCATGGACTCACGAAGATACTCAATACCTAACGCAAGGGCATCCAGTCGGTCATCATGTACCAGAGCACCTTTCTCACGCGTGATACGTGTCATTTGGTAGAACAGCGAGTACTTAACGTCATGCTTACCGTCTACGTCACGAGCGGACTGGTAGTCTGCCCTAATGACCTCGTCTCGAATGACGAGGCGGTGAGTCTGCATGACCGGCTCAAGGGTGTCACAAATACGCACCTCCTTCATACCACGAGCGCGAATCTCTTCCATTGTACAGTTGTGATGCTTAAGAAGGATAGGACTGAATACCTTACCAAACATGCCGTCACCAAAGTTACTCTCATAGACAGCCGTCTGGATTCCCCATTGCTTGGCTTTCTTAGCGAGCAACTCAAGCGTCTTATCGGAGTAGCCATCACGGAACCCTCCAGCTTCCATAAGGTAGATGTAACCGTTCAGGGTGTACAGCACAGCGTAACCTGTTTCATCCTTACCGCGACCACTTGGGTCAATGACCAGAATCTTCTGTTGGTACGGGCCTGAATTACTGGAGCAGTCATGGTACGTATGAAGGTCATCACCCTTAAGGCCAACGTTAGGAAGGTCCTCAATGATGTTCTGACGGTTCGGGAGCCACTGGTAATGCATTGGTGCCTTCTCTAAGTCTAAGGCCGCTACGATTGCGTCACGGAGCCTTAGAGGGTACTTCTCAGCGTCACTTAGGTTAGGGTTGAGCATGAACTGTAGTGTAAATCCAGCCTTGCCGTATTCTAACTCACGCTCTCGGAGGTCATCACGGTCGAATCGCACAGGGTCCGTAGGAGTCCCAGCAAGTACCTCAGGGTTCTCATCGTACTCAGTGCGAAGCATTGGCGCCAGCCGCTGGGAGTAGTAGAGGTTCTCTTCATGCGTCCTTGGGTACAAGGCTGGCCAGATGATAGTGGTGTACCCACGGTTATCCTCTAGCTCCTTATAGAGAGTCATCTCGGTCTGAGGTGTCCCAAGGTAGATTACGCGAGAGGTAGGAAGTGGTTTGAGTAGTGCTGCGAACTCCTGAACGAGTGTCCATAATTTCTCACGGGCACCCATAGTTGCACTGTTAGATGGAATCTCCACCGAATAGATATCTTAACGTAAGCTCGTTACTTCTTACGCCACCTACGTAACGAAGACTCTCGAATGTTATATGTAGTAGATATGAATACACAGTCTTCCAAAGAGTACCGCTTATTCCCAGCCAGGTCTTTATCCAGATGTACGTCCTCACCGCGCTCCCAAGCAGCATAACCCTTAACGTCAGATACAGTTGCTAAGAAATTCGTAAAGCTCAGCCACCTAGGGTCCACGGAGACTCCTTGATATTCATGAACTACGCGCTTCAGCATGTTGGCCCAAAGGTCATACACTCGACGTATGAAGGTCCCCCTAGCGGTAATCTTAATGGTGGACCCTATATATCCAATACCATAGACTGTAGGGAGTCGGTAGTCTTCGAACTTACCTGTGGGTATATTCGTGGTTTGGACGTTAAGTACGGTCCCTGTGTTCAACATACGGATCACTACACGAGGATGGACTCTCTTACCGGTCGAGCGGTTCCTATGTCCTGGAATGTACTCGAGGACCTTGAGCGGACCTTTAGGGGACTCATGGATTGAACCTACTTCATATCGAGTTTTCTTCATAGTGGTCATGTTAGACTCCTTATGCATTACGTAATGAATGGTGCTATGGCTTCTCACCATAGACGAGACTATATCTTAGAGCGCCTGTAACGCTCTCCCACCGTTTCGAGCCACTTGGCCCTACTACTTAGTCGTTTGGCATTTAGAGGCGCTTAGAGGGCCTTATAGGACCTCTCAGTGGCTACCTCATTTAGCACAGGATTGTCGTATACCATGTTAGGCTCCGAGTTTCCCTGTTTAGATGGGTTTAAGGACGACATGATTATTCATCGTCCGCAATGATGATATCAGCACGGCTACCGGTTAACTGTCCGGTGATACCTACTGACTTCACGCTAGGGGAGTGGTCTGGCTTAGCTGGGCCTACATCAAAGCTGATTACAGAATCACGCTGACCGGGTCTTGGTTTTAGCTCAGCAAGGAATGGAAGCAGGTCAATTATATTCTTAATAAAGATGGAGTTAGCATCTGCGCGTTCCTTAGAGGCTGATACGATAAGTATCTTCAACTGAGGGTCCCTCCATAAGGACCACACAACAAACGCACATGTGATAAATGACTTACCGATACCACGGAAAGCCTGTAGGATGAACTTCTTATTGTCTCCATTAGCCAGCACCTTAGCCATGTCAATCTGGCACTTAGTGGGCGCCGGAAGGTTTAACGCCTTCCATAAGACGAACAGGAACGCCACGAAGTCTCCTTTCAGTTGTGCCACAATTAGAGCGTTACGATTTGCTTGAGTAGACATAAGTTTCCTCCTCACTTGGTTCCCTGCTTAAGCTGCAGTTCGCGAATAGTGTCTTGTAACGCACGAATCCATGCGTCACCCTTTTGGGTCACTGCGAGAATACGCTTAGCATCTCGCTCGTCAAGTTCGGCTCGACCATCAGGCTCGCATCTACACTTACCATCGGAGGTTCCAGTAGTTTTGATTCTGATGCGCAGCCGCTTATTGTCGCTACGCAAATCAGAAATAATCCTATCAGTGCTCCCTTCGAGCGCAGCAAGGTCTTCTTGGTACCTAGACGATACCTCATTGATTGCTCTTTGAGTGCTCGCCGTGGCCTCAACTCTCTTAACGTACTCATTGTGTACCTCCTGTTTCCATTTGATGTCGGCTCTATCATAACCGTGGTTGTACGCAAGGGTCATCCCCAAGGCAAAGGCCACAGTGATGGCGTAGCTCTTTAAATTCTTGAGCATAATTGCCCCCCTCATTTCCCAGATTTCGCACAGCAGCGTCTTCCGTATGTGCGTAGGCACATTGGACACACTACATGTAGTATCCCACCACCCTCCCGAATATCACTATCAGTTAATCGTGTAAATATCGTCCTCAGTAAGACCATCGGCGCCTACCATGTTCCGGTATTCTTCCAGCCCATCTGCCAGCCCACCAAGGATGTTACGGTCAGGCTGCAGCTTAGAGACTTGGAACTTATGACGCTCTAGTAGCTTCCCGATGGCGTTATACAGTTGGGGTGTGCGCTTCTCGTCATCCTGGAGATCTTTTAGCATACGTTGAGCCATCTCAGTGTCCAGCATCTCGAGGAATTGAATCAAGGATTTATCGTTGGACATCTCTACCCTCCTTCTTCCATCTGATGATTACATCGACTACCTTGGCACCAATCTGAGCCACCGTGTAGGCGATTGCAGCTACATAGAACCACTCATTAAGTGACAGCCCAAAGAACAGCCGGGCGGCACCATCAGCCACCCCTGTACCCACAATGGGAGCAGCCTTGACAACCTCATTGTTGAAATCTAATGACAGCATTATACCTCCTCCTTAGTTTAGACCTTCCTTGGCTGATTATACGTATTTATTCCTGTGCTTGTGCCGACTCCGCCGTTAACCCTATGACAGCCTTACGGACCACACCATCAGTACCACGCATCTTTAACACTACAGACGTATTACCAGCATACTGAAACACAATCTCAGTATTTTGAGATGGGTCATGCTGAGTATTAGTGCAAATCTCCACCGCACCATCACTACGAACAGTGAGCCCATTCTTGCGTGTAGTATCTGAGGTTCCTGCGCCAACTTGGAGAATCACAGGATTATCCTGCGGAGTAGTGTACTTAGAGAAGTGGCCTAAAGCCTGGGTTTTATCATCATTGAGGTTGTGGCCCCGTCCAACAGCGAATTGATAGCTACCGTTTAGTACGTTATCTTTACCAAAACCTGCCGAATAGTTAGCGTTCTCACCAATGGAGATGTTCCGCCCCCATGCAAACGAGTATTTGGCTGTATTTGCTGTAGTTACAGTGTGGCCGCCCGCCATCGTGTAGTTACCGTCTGCCTTGCAGTTTAAACCCCATGTGATTGAACCTTGGGCTGATGGACCATCGATGGGGAACTTTTTGGTTGCGGAGCCAATACTCACTAAGGAGCTAAACATTGCAATAGCGTCCGCTTGCCCAGACCAAGGACCACTTCCTCTTGCGTAAAATGGAGGCATCTGAGTACGATGGGTCATACCTTTACCATGTGACGCTTCCCAGATGCGCTCATACCCGTGTAGCCATAGAGAGTTTCCAAGCCAGTGCGTATAGTCGTCTCCTCTTGTCTCATCATACTGAGTCTTAAGGCCCGTAGAGTTGACATACACACAGTTCCTGTTTGAGTTCTCGCAGTACGCTATTTGTGCTTGCCATACCTGATACCGAGTGTGTAGTCCGGACATTCCCATAACGTACATAGGAGTAGTCTCCGTCATCCAGGTCTCCGAGCGGAACTGTTCGTCAAGCTTCTTGAACTTACCTAGGTAATCCTCCATGGTATCGGTGAGGGCGTTGCCTTCGCCCTGCGCCCAGATGAGGCAGTCTAACTTGGTGCGTCCCGTCAAGGCAACTTCAGGGGTAGCTAGTGCAGCGACCACCTTGTCCGTGAATCCCTTGTAACGAGGAGAGTTCTTATCGTTATCCACCCACTCCTCTATAGGCTTACCACCAACTGCATCAAAGATGACAAACACTTGGTCTGCCTTATGCTCGTCAATGAGCCGGTGGGCGTATGCTAGGCCGATATTATTGTTACCATTGTTTCCATGTGGATTACTTCGTGAGAAAGGAGGCTTGGTGTAATCGCTAGAGCCCCAAGAGTTTGTCGCTCCGTCCCACACTTTGATGTTCGGATTGGCCGGGTTTGGGCCACCAGCCCTAGCACCAGCAGCATTAGATTGCCCAGTGATACCGACTATGTAGGTGCGCCGACCAATAATGTCCCCTACTGTGCTATCACCCAGTCCAATCTTATAGGCACCATTCGGTTTAGCCAGTTCTTCAAGGGCCTTACCAGCTGAGCCTTCACCGCCAGACACTAAGTCCACGTAGTTTTTCGTTGCTGCGTCCTGTGGTAGCGTAGGGTCTTTTACGTTAACAATACGACGACCGCGTGCATCTAAGTCCCCATCATTGTTAACGCCGAGATTATCCGCAGTGAGGTCCCGTGCCTCTTCTGCTACATGCATCGTTTGAATCTGAGCAATGTTGAGGTCATAAGCACGGAGAATTGAACCATCAGTAAAATCCACCAGACGGTCCGTCGCCGAGGTTACTCTACGTAACTCAATAGTGGTGTAACCATCATCAGGACCCCAAGCCTTGATCAGCGAGATGGTGGTGCGTGTAGCGAAACGATAATCTGTGTTGAGCGTAAGGACACGCCTATCAGTCCCAATAAGAGTCACCACTATGAACTTACGGGCTAGGTACTCAAATGAAATGTTGAAGTCGTAGGTGGAACCGTCTAGTGGGTAAGTCAAAACGGTCTTAATTACGTTGGCCATTTTACCTCCTTAAAGTTAGTAAGTGAGTAAGTCTAAGGGTCCACAGGGAGAGGGCTAAGCTTCTCCCTATAGTGAGTCGAATTACCTCCGACGCTCCCTCAAGTTGATACCGTTTTCCTCGTAAATCTTCATGATGAGTTGTTGAGTGAGGGGGTCGTTAGGGACCAACTCCTTGGTAGAGTTCATCAAGCCAGTCATGAAGTCTTGCTCAGTTGCCTTGTTTGGGGCAGTCACTACGCCAGCAGCATTCAGTACGGAAGTCCCTACGTTAGCCACAAAACCAGCCGATGGTATCTGCTCCAGGAGACCTAAGCCCATTGAACCCATGACCTCCGACGAGGTGTAAGGTTTGTTGGGGTCACGCCCCTTCGTGGTGTCCTTAGGTAGAATCGAAGTGCGAGCCATTTTTGAGGACTCCGCACCAAACAGCCCACCAACCAGATCGACCATAGCCAAAGGAGCACCTAAGTGGGAACTCCTCGACACCGAAGCGTGGGCAATCATGATGGGGTCAAGCGCTCTATCTAGGTACTCTTTACGTTTCTCCTTAGGTAACGTATATGCTTTTACATGTGCGTTCATCGCATAGAAACCGCCAGCAAGACCCATAGAGGTGATGACGCTCAGTGCAGCGTCAATCGCTCGGTTGTTCTTGTAGCCATCGTAGAAGGTCCTGATGAACTTGGAGTTCAAAGACTTGATGGTGAACGTTTTGAACTGCATTACCATCCTACCTAGTGCCCCAAACGCATAGGAATCCTGTAAGGACACCTTATGAGGACGTAGCATCGTTTCATCCGCAACCTTATCAGCCAGTCTCCATAGGTCCATGGCTCTAGGGTCCATAGAGAACGCTTGCTTATCCTTGACAGTGTACTTACCATCCTCACCACGAACCATGTGTTCCTTGATGAGTGCCCTGATTCCTTTCATCTGCTCAGGAGTTACTGATGCACCGTGGAGGAATCCTTCCGTCTCCCATCGAGTAATCTTACCAGATAGGGTGGCACTAATCACGTCCCCAAGCATACCCTGACGGGCAGCATCCAGGAGGTAATTAGTGGTCCCATTAAGCATCTTCGTCCACGGAGAACGGGCAGCCAATTCCTGTGTGGAGTACTTCAAGGTCCCCACAATGTTCGCGACCATAGGTCCTGTATCAGTCGCCTCCCTCAGTCGCTGCACAATGTCAGCACGTTTGGGTCGAATCAACTGGTCCACTTCCTTCCCGAACAGGGATGCATGGAGTTCCTTGAGCTCCTCAGCAGAAACTGGTTTAGACTTATAGAGAGTATCACGAAGAATCGGAATACCGTGACCGAGAGCACGGATATTACCTTTGGCAACCATTCCAGCAATCTCGGTAATGTTCTGAGCCCCCATATAGGCGTTCTTAGCGAAGAACCCTAGGTCATTGATTGAACGCAGCGAGGTTTCCCATACTGTGTCATTATTCCGCCTAGCACGTCCAGTGAGAATCTTAACGGTATCCACGAGGGCGTTGACCTCGCCGAGCATCCTACCGTCACCCTCAGCTTTCGCCTTGAGCGCCAGAATCTCATCCTTAAGTTCCTTAGTAGTTTTACCAGTAGACCCCATGATAGCAATATCTCCATTGATACGACGGTCATATGCAGGCATGATGCGGAACATGTCGAAGTCCCTTAGGTCGTTCACGGCAAACTGTTGCCCATCTGGCATTGTGATAGGCAGGTCAGAGTCAAACAAGTTACGTGCCTCAAGGAATGAGTTGTTCTCGATACCGGATAAGCCCTCAATGTTCTCTTCGATCACAGAACTACCAGTGAACTGATCTGAATGAGAGATACCGTATGCCTTATCCATGGCGTACTTCTCAACCATCTCAGGTGTAACTTCCTGTACCCCGTGGACTTCCTTGAGCATCTCATCGACACGAGCTTTTACCTCAGGTCTGGAGGTGTAACTGTTCATCCATGAACGAGCGATGCCTTCCTGTAGACCTTTGGCACCGTATCGTTGAATCATTAGTGCCTTAGCGTGACGGTCATAAACATGCGGAACATAGGTGCCTTTGTGGCGACTCTCAGGGAAGATGCTCACAGCCTTCGTATTACCAAAGATTGCAGGATTCTCCATGAGTTCACGCTTGGTGTCGAAGTGACGCTTGATGATGCCCATTACGGTACGCTCAGCTGGAGTGAGTGCCTGCTGTAATTCTGGGCGCTCAATAGCTAATGCAGCCCTACGGTAGATAGTGTAACGAGCCTCTTCACGAGACATCTTAGCTCCACCTGTAGAGAACTCAGGGTCTTTCATAGCATCAGACATAGCCTTGTATAGGTCGTTATAAGTGCGCTGGTCGGTCCCATGAAGTCTCTCATGGATGTCCGAAGCAGTAGCACCAAACTTACCTGAGGCACCTGATTGCATACCAGTAGGAGAACGAACAAGGTCGATAGCCACTCTACGGACATCAGCATTGCCAGACCCTAAGGTCTTCAAGCCAATCTCAGTGAACCCCGCCAGCTTAACACCCCAAGCTGCTTTCTCAGGGTCGACCTCAGAGAACTCTTTGAGAGTCTTAGGGTTGATTGGATTGGTTGCACTAATCACAGAACCATCGTGAAGCACCACAGCACCTTTCTCGGTCGGTAAGTCCTCATAAGGGACACCATTATGTTCACCTGAAAACTTCATGTTCTCTGTGTCCATCCGAGAGAGGTCTGTGGAGTTAGCGTTACGCGCTGTCTCACGGGCTTCCATTCGCATCATAGGACCAACGAACTCGTTGTCAAGCTCGGCTTCTGGATTACTGCGCTTTAATCCAACAGCCATAGCGTCACTGATAGCGGACATACCGGCACCAAACACAAAGCCCCCTAAGGCGGCGCCTGCATAATCAGAGTCACCGCCAGCCACTGAGGTCCTAAGTCCCTCGGAGGCTACGTTAAGTACTGCACTCTCAGCACCGACAACGAGCGCCTTATTGATTAGCTTAAAGCCCCTGCCTGTGGCACCAACCATCGGAACATAGCTCAGTGGGTCTACACCAGCACCTATGACACCGGCACTTAGCTTAGCAACTAGACCAGCACCAGCAGCCCGTGAGTCAGCCTCAAAGTTCTCGTTGGCTAACTTTATGAGGTCATCAAGATTCTCAGGAGAACCGCCAGTCACCACATTGATGTACGCGGGGTTCTTAACTTCGGCTCGAATCTTCTCTAACTCTTCTGGGGTCCAGATGTGAGAGTTCCAGCGAGTTGGTGTAATGGTATCTTTAAACACGTCAAAACCATTATCGAGACGACCTGCACGGAAAGCCATCCCAGCGACTGAGTTGGAGAGCTCAGCTTCGGCAGCGTCTTTGAATCCGAAGAATGTTGAACGACTGCTGTATTCGTCAAATGTCTCTCCATGGGTCTCCCAAAAGTCCTTAGCGAATGGTTTCGCTGGAGCCTCCTGTTCTATACCCTTAACGTTAAAGCTTGTGGACTCAGGAAGCTCCTGTGTCACCTTCTGCTTATGGCCAATACCAGCCAGTCCTACCTCAGCTGGAATGCCTTTACCCTTTGGGGTGATACCACCAAAAGTCTCCAACTGTCCAGCCATAGGGGACTTTGCGACATCCAGAAGATTACGCATGTAGTTACGTCCCTCCTCGGAGATAGCCGAGAAGTCACCTCTAGAGTATGCCTCAAGTTGTGGATTGCCCAAGCGTCCCTCGCCTTGGTTATACGCAAGGGCAGCTTTAAGTTCATCACCATTGAACTTGCCTACCAGACCCGCAAGGTGCTTAGCGGCAGCGTTGATTGCCAACTCAGGGTTCAGTCGGTCATCGTCTATGTCGTCGGTGACGCGTAATCCCATTGCCTTGGCTGTTGCCTTGGTGAATTGCATCATACCTAATGGTCCAGTCTTGGATTTTGCTGTTGACTGAAACCGTGATTCTGTCCAGGCTACCTTTCTAAGGAGGTCATAAGAGACCCCGGTGGCATCAGCAGCCTTCTGGAACAGACCATCATAATCACTCGGTACGTTCTTGTCATACTTATCCATTTAGGACCTCCTTATGTAGCTGTTGGTTACCCCTTGCGTCCATAGATAAACTTCGGAGTCTGTTTACGTTTCTCTCGGACTCGTCTAGCACCAGCTTCGCGGGCCTTGGTAGCGGCAACGATAGGTGCTCGCTTGTTCACATCCGCCAGGGCCTTCTCACGAGCCTTCTCTTCGAGTTTCTTCTGGTTCTCGCTCCAGACCCTCGAGAGTAACTCCTTGTCATACCGGATACGGACTTGACCGGTTGTGTCCATAAGGTAAATGGAGTCACCTTGGGAATACATGGTCAGTTGCTTGTTGGTAATCCAAGGGTTGCTCGCAATGATACCCTTACGCGCTTCCTCCAGGATATCACGACCTTGCTCCCACGATTTGGGGTCAGAGTTAACTTGCATCATGTTCTTAGGGATTACACCTACGACATCGTCCTCCACATCGTCCCCAGTAAACGTGTATGTAGATTCCTTAAGGAACTTTGACATCTGTTCCATAGCCATGCTGGCGTTACCTGAGCGGTACTTAACGGAGTCATAAATCTTACGAGCAGATTCACGAAGTACTGCTGGCATACGGGAAATCTCAGGTGCGGTTGAATCGTTCAGGGCGGACTCGAACGCCTTATCGTCTTCGAAGCGTTGCTCCTTGGAGCGTTTGGCAGTCAGTCGGTCAGCATCGAGGATAACCTGAGGGTCGACGCCTTGCCTGTCCATCATGTCCAATGTTAAGAATAGCTCAGCTTGGTCTGGGTACAGAGCAGCGATCAGCTGAGGGTCGGAATTACGTATTCTACGCAGAGCGTCCATAGCTGGGGTATTTTCTGGCAACTTACCGTTAATCACAGCGGCAGACCACTCTTGACCAGCATCAGTTACCATAGTCCCGATTGCTGTACGGAATGCGCCGTCCTTAGAGTCCGCTTGAAGATACTTCAGCTTCATTGCATCCTTGGCACCATCAGGAATATCCATACGGTCAATCTCAGAGAGTTTCTTATTGGCGTAGTTAATCATATCGCTATGCTTGAACTCACCAGTATTATCGTTGGTGGGCATGTCCTTGAAGTCCGTAGAGACCCACTCACCGTTGATTCTCTTCTGGAACTGCCTGTCGATTACATCAAGTTTGTTCATCGACTTCATGGAATCATCCAGAGCCTTTGCCTGAGCTTTCGTCCATGCATTCATCTGGTTCTGGACCTGCTCCTGTGCTGAGATTAGCCATTGGCGCTGGGGTGTCATCTGTTCGTCAGGCTGTACCTTATCGAGTTCTGCTTTGATGCCTTGGAGCATCTCCCACGCAGTACGAGGGTCCTCTTGGTTCAACGCAGAGTTAATCTTTAAGCGGTACTGCTCGTTCAACTTAGCGTCATTCTCAAACTGGGACCGTTGTGCTGTGACCATAAGTGCATTCCATTGCTCTTCGCCCATCAACTCTCGGTAAGTCGTAGTGGCCCCGTTGAGTGTTACCTTCCTGTCTCCCACTCGCATCAGAAAGTCAGCCCCACCAGCACGGCTGGAAGCATCACTGAATGCTTGGCCGATAAGCTGTGTAGCCTGAGCGTCAGACGGTATAGCCCCAGTGATCAGGCCGTTGTCGATGTACTTCTCAAAGAAGTCGGCTGAGTCCTGACGGCGAAGCATGTCGGGGTCTTGGAGCACACCGTTGAGCTCCACTCGGCTGTTCATGATGGCGCCCTTCTGAGCTTGCTGACTCAAGAAGTTATCATGCGCGCCATACAGCGAGATGTTACGCTCGGTAATGTCCCCGTTGAAACCACGCTGATAGTCAACGTCCTCAGGGTCAATCCCAAACTGCTCAGCGTATGACTTAGCGCCCTCTTGAAGACGACCGTGGCGATATTGCTCCATCTCTTCGCGAGTACGAAAGACGCCTTCTTTAACCTTCTGCATAACGTCATCATCGACCAGATACGCAGCATTACGACCAGTCTTGACCCGTAGTGCCTCCATAGCGTATGGGTCATCCTGATACAGAAGGGTACCATTATTGAGGGCCTCTCGACGCTGCTCAGGGGTTAACTTACGGATAATCTCGTTAGAGCGTTCATCAGCAAGGTCTCGTGCTCTTTGTTCCTTGGAGGAATACATATCAGCACCAGCCTTAGCGAATCGACCAATGGTGTCCAATAAGCTGGACTTGGGTTGCCCAGCTTGCGTCGATGCGGCCCTATAGCCCATACCACCAGCACCACTACGTAACCGAGAGAGTCCCGGCTGTGCCGATTGAAGGGCAGATTCAATCTTACTCATAACTCATTACCTCCCCGTCTTGGTTCCTTTAGCGGCAACGATAGGTGCCTTAGTGGTTGACTTAGAGCCTAACGCACCAGATGCATAAGCACTGGCAGCGGACGACCCTATGGTAGCCAATGGGTCAAGAACCATCTGTAGCTTACTCTTCTGTTTCTGTTCTCCCTTGTAGATTTCACCAATCTGACTTGCAGCACTTTGGGTACCACCAAGTTGCTGTGCAAAGATTGCTTGGTAGTCGCGTCGATAGTTCTCAGTAACCATGTTGGCTTCTCTAATGAACTGACCTTCTGTGACTCGCTTAATGCGCTCCATTGAGGCACCTTCAAGCATACTCTCTCCGATAGCCGCTCGGATTGACCCCATAGCCTGAACCTTCTGCATATTCTGAGAGGTCAACTCCGAGGATGCTTCCTCAAGTTTACTTCGTGCTTGCAGCGATAGGTCAGCATTCTGAATGTTAGTTTGCTTCATAAGTTCGATAGCCTGGCGACGACCTGCAGCGGTCTGAGCGGTAATCATTTTAGCCTGGGTAGTCTGCCCACTGATAGCCTGAGCACCAGACAATGCGATAGGTATTGCGGCTGCCCAACACATATGGTTATCCTCCTTTCGTTATTGTAAATAACTGAAATTGACCATCTCGTGTGTACTCTTCATGGAATACCGCACCGATAGTCTTGAGGAAACGAATGTGGGACGTATTGCCCACCCATACGTAATTCCAAAGAGTATCATACTTCTCGAGCATCTTATCGCAATACTCCATGATTAACTTACGGAACTCTCGCTTAGCCTTCCCACTAAGTCGACACACTTGGTCGCTCGTGACGAACCAGCACTGGTCCCCGCAATTACCGCCAATGGCTAGAGGGAACCCATAGAGGCTCAACGTGACACACTCGGAAGCATCAGGGAAACTTGGCTCAATACCAGCAGCCTTAGCTTCAAGAATGTCATGGTGGGCCGGAGTGAATACCTCAAAGTCTGTACTTTTAGTAGGTCTTATAGTCATCATAAGGAAACCCTCCCGTAGTCGTATTGTTCTCCCTATAGTGAGTCGTATTGATTCTACACCACCGCCACCACAGGGAGAACACCTCAATCAAATACCAGAACTTCTCCGTAAGTAGTTCCCTTCCCAGCCACACCCAATGATGTTCAGAGGGGTAGTCGCATCGGACAAGATGAACACCGTATTGAACTTAGCGTTACCGACCACAGGGAATCGATACTGTCCGGTCCCCAAGTTCAGCTTCCCAGTCCTCATGACGTGAGCGCCCAAGCGCGCACCTGCCATTGTATACTTCCAGTTGGACGATTGGTTCTCAACATAAATGTCGAACGTTCCAGAATCCTCATAGTTCACCCACGCCCTCCGTAATTGCAAGCGACCTATGTCCTCCGTAGATGTAGACCCGTCGTTATCAACTTGTTTGATGCGGAACTTAGAGAACTCATAGACGAAGTCAATGTTGAACCCAACGTACACTACGCTACCCTCTAAGTTACCATTAAGTCTAAGCTCAGGGTCATTCTTCCAGCCGACCTCGGGTTCCTCAAACTCGGTAATCTTCCCATCAGCCTCCAGAACGGTAATCTTACCCTTTGCAAAGTCTGCACCGTAGATAGTTGGTAGGTGAAGGGTGGTTGTGAAGGTATCATCATTATACGTTCCGTTAGGAATCATGTAGCGAATCTTCATGTCCATAAAGGCACGGTATGGTTCACCTTGTAAGTCCACGGTACTCTTCGTGAACGACACTCTCGTGAGGAATGTATTGAACTCATTGCGGAGAATCACATACATATCCGAGTTGATGCATTGACAGGCTAACACCTGCACGTTTGACCCAAAGTCCCAATGAGACCAGGACTGTTGTCTCAACTCTTCGTTCAGGTATAGGAATTTGTACATAAAGATTTTACTCTGGTCCCCCTGAGAGAGAACTGCACAAAAGTTTTCAGTACTGCTACCGCAAATATCGAACACCCCATTAGGGATATAGTTCTGAACGTGTGCTGTAATGTCCTCAGCATTCTTGACGGAACTTACATCCTGCACAGCGTAGTATCGATGGATAGACGTAAAGCTCGACCTTGGGCTAGCAAAGTAAACGTTGCGACCAATGCCAAACGGTCTCGCTCGGTCCTGTACATCAAACTGAGTCGTCAGGTTCAGCTCAATGGAGCGTGACGTTAGAGTGCCGGACGCTGTCAGGACGAATTGTGCTTCGTCTGACCAGATGAGCAGCTCTTCTGAGAATGGAACGGCATACTTTAGGATTGCTATCCGGTTGGTACTCACAGCCACATCTATAGGGTCATCGTCACTCAAGGTTGCGATGGACGCTGGGTAGAAGTTGAAGTACTTGGCGGTTCTACTCAGAATAATGTTCTCCCCACTAAGTAAACCTAAACGGTTACGGAAGAAGAACACATCGTTGATTGTGGAATCCATGAAGGAAGGCCACGGGTTAGTATCGTCATCACCACAAGTCTTAGGGCTCCACTCAATCCGCTTGAGCTCAAAGTTGCCGTCAGCAGCACGAACGAGTGCATGTGGCATTGTTTCGAACAGAAGTTGGTCATTAACGTTCCACCCCAGTGTCTCCGACCACACTTTACGCGTAGTGTCATACCGAACGTAGTACTGGTCGGCAGACTTAGAGGCGTCCCCTACGATCTTCACCACGTACCCCTCTGGGGCGTTAGTGGGCAACTTAGAAAATGACTGAGCATAGTGGGTGACAGGGTTAATCAGCTGGTCAGCATATCCATCCTTAGTCGTCAAGGAATCAATCTGTTGACCTTCAGGGGCTATAATATGAATGTACCCTTGACCTACATTGAAAGTCCATCCTGGTGCACTCACTCGACACTGGCGTGCCAACTCTTCCGCTAGCCACTGAGCGTCCGTATTGTTCACATGTTCTGGCTGCGAGCCATCAGGAATCTGATAGGTTGCTTGTGTGTTACCGTTAATAATGATCTGCAAGGTGCGGCCGTATTGACCACCACGAACGTTTATCAAAGCGTCCTGCTTCGGGTTAAACCCTGCGAGGTTCACTGAGTTGGTATCTCGTGTGACACGCACGTTCCTGTTAACGATGAACGTATAGTCTGCCACAGTGACCATCCTTAGGTCATTCCGTGGGTTGTTCGTATTGATGTATGTAGAACCATCAGTGGTATAACGTACCTGCCTTTCGTTCCCAGCAAGGTCAAACACACGGATACCTGTTCCGGTGAACACAGCGTAATACTGCTCGCTTTCATCTCGGTTAATCAGATGGATGTATGGTGCTGGTCCTAGGGTGTCACTCCCTCCCAGGGTCTTAAGGAAAACCATAGGTGGCCGCTTTTGGAGACCCTCGGACTCCGAAGACCAACCGTTAACTTGTTGTGACCCTTGGTCTGGATACCGAAGGATGTCTGGCTGCTGACTGATACCACCCTTCAAGTTCTTGATTGATTGACTAATGAGTGCCATTAGAGTCTCCTTATTACTTACTATCGGGTCAGTAGACCTGAAGTGAATGCATCGCCATCCAGCATGTTGTACCCACCGTAGTCCATTTCGTACTCCATGCAGAGACGTCGAGCCTCATCTTCCTCTTCTTGCAGCACACTCTCAACTTCTGGTGCCCCAAAGAATCGGTTGTTGAACTGGCGGGAGGCCTTAGTGACAATCCAGTAGCGGAAGCATTCAGGCATCTCATCGTAGTCCCGAAGGCGGATAATGTTCACACTAATACCAGAGTCAAAGCGGTCCGATTGACTCGTTCGGTCATACACGTAGCCACCTCGGTTAACGTAGGTGGATTGACCGGAAGTGGCCATTAGGGATAAATAGTCGTCGCTATAAACAATTAGGTTGGAGAATACATCGGGTAGAAGCGTTACGCCTTCCTCAATGTTGAACGTCCAGCCTCGTGACTGAATCTGTCGGTTAATCTTGTTGAGAATACGCCGAGCGTTCGCTACGTCTGCGTTAGAGTCACCCTCAAGCGTCGATACCGGAGGTTCACCGATAGACGCCAGAATGTCATTCACAGCAGATAACTCAGCGGCGGTCTCAACGTTCATATCGTATGAGCGCATATAGTTTCTCCTTCTGTAGCAAAAACCCCTCAAGACCCGTTTATAGGCCCCAAGGGGTTACGCTAGTTACTTCTCAGCTGCAGCGGCTTTCTTAGTGGCACGAGTACGTGCGGCCTTCTGTGCTGGCGTTAAGGTTTCTTCTGTTGAAGTAACACTTGCCTCTTCGGGACTAGCTGCGACCGTTGAGACCACTTCTTGTGTTACTCCCCCTTTAAAACCACTGCACCAGCAGCTTCTGGACGCAGACCACCATGTCCCATGGCATACTTAGCGATGATTTGGTCAGCCTGGAAGTTAGCTCGACGAGCACGCTCCAGGGCCAAGTCGCGCAGCTTAACGGTACCAACTGCAGATCGGTGCATGAACAAGCCAACAACGTTGCCCTTAGTGACGTTCATGTTTCCTTCGTCACCTTCCTTAGTTGATGTAGTTGATGGGAACTCATGCTTCTGACCACCCATACCGGTTCTACTTTCACCAGCGCCACCAACGGTCAGATGGGGAACCTCAACAACCTCGAAGCCCATTACGTTCCGGATAGAGCCACGCTCAGGGTCAATAAGTGCAGCGTAGTTAGCAGCGTTAGGCATCAGTGCAGCAAGAATCGCAGAGTAGTTTTCTGGGCTACAGTAGAACACACGGTCAGAGGCCGGTACGTAGTTATTGGTTAGAGCCGCACGCGCCTCTGTCAGGGCGGTAATAATATTTTTACCCAGAGTAGCTTTGTCGTCTTGTTTACCCCCTTTTATAGGAATTACACTTGCATGGCCGAGGCCATCAATGTTCTCATCGCTGTTAGGTTTTGCATTACACAGGGCTGCGATTTCAGCCAGAACTGCGCCGTCAGCGGCCATCGCCAGCGACTCACCCAACTGAGAGGTGTACTCAGAGCGAACGTCATAGTGGTTCATTGCATCGTCAATGTCGTAAATCAAGACGTCAGCCGTCAGGAGACCGTCAATGGTGATTACCTTTTCGGTGTGCTTGATATCGTTCCGAATATCATCTAGGTTCACACCCGGCTTCAAGTAAGCTGCCTGAGTGCGGCCCAGTACGGGAAATTGAGCGCTCTTACCGCTCGAGATAGAGCGCACCATGTGACGAGAAGCGGTCACAGAGGTGCGTGTGAATGCAGTCAGTACTTCCCCACCGAATACCTTCAAGAACAGCGCCAGTTTGTCAGCGCTTGCCCCTACAACTTTACCTTTACCTTGGTCTAAGCCCGGTAGCTGTCCAACCATCGTATCTGCCATATGTGTACCTCCTTAGTTATTGTTGATATTGTGGTTACTTCTTGAATCTAGTTGGTTCTAGATGTGTAACCATAAGGAGAAAAAATTTTTTCTACCTTCTCCCTATAGTGAGTCGAATTGATTTTCTATTGACAAATTAAAAGTTTGATGCCCAAACTCTTTGCTCAACAGCCTGCCGATACTTAGAATCGGTACGATACCGAGGGTCACTCATGGCTTTGATCATCTCGTCACGGCCCTCAAAGCCTTCACTCTTGGTAGCCTGAGGTTTAGCTGGAATAGCACGACTAGTTACGCTGCGAGCCGGCTTACGGCCGAACGCCTTAGCGCGGGACTCTCCGGCCAAGTTGATGATGGCCTTAACGGTCGCTAAGTCTCGATTGGTCAGTGCATTGTCCAGTGATTGGGCAGCCTCAGGGTTGTGCGTCTCCAGATGCTTATACAGTGCATCAAAACGTTCGCGACCACCGGCGTACTCAACGATACTGTTTACGTACTGCTCCACCAGTGCTTCTTGACCACGGATGTACGAGTCAATGAAGGCCTTGGTGTAACCAATTTCAGCCAGCTTAGCGTAGGACTCGGCGGACAACTCTTCGTTCTCCTCGTACTCACGCTGGATAGCCTCAATGGTCTCGGTGCTCATACCACGTTCTGCGGCAATGTTGATCATCTCCTGGAAGCCTTCTTCGTGCTTGCCAAGCTGCTTAGAGGCGGCTACCAGCTCTTCTGGAGTCTCGCCTAGTGGTGTAAACTCTTCGGAACCTTCGGTGCCCTCAGGGTCTTCCACTTCCTCCTCAGTGTCCACTTCGGTAGGCTCGGAGCCATCGCCAATACGAACCTGGATGCGGCCATCATCGTCCTCTTGGCCGAATGGGTCAGAGTTATCATACAAGCCACGCTCCGTTTCCACTCCGTCGGAGGACTCTAGGTTGATTGCGTCATCACCATCACGGGCAGCAACGTCAAGAGCAAGCATCTTCTGTTCATGTTCCCCAACGGAGCCCCCGGACAGCACAGCGGAGTTTACACCAAAGGATGCATATACATCAGCATTAGATTCAGCCATTATTGTTCTCTCTCCTTAAAGTTAATCTCTAGTGTGGTCATATTAAATACCTGGCTGTAGACCAACGGAGTCCGCAGCAGAAGCCATCGCCTCCGGTGAAGCTGTAGCCTGTGCGGCCATGCCCTGACCAAGCGCAGCGGCACCACTATCCATACCCAGCTGCATAGACTGTTGGGCCATCTTCTGTTGTCTCTGCTCTTCGGTGAGAAGAATACCAGAAGTGTCAATGCCGATAGCGTTGGCAATACGCAGCTTAATCATCGCTAAGTTGATATCAGGGTCATCCCGCATAGGAGCCATAGCAGCCCATGCAGCAACACACCTCTCCAACTTATCAAGGTCTTGACCACGGCCAATTGCCTCCAGGCCTGTACTAATAGTTGGCTCCACGGCTTCCTTAGGTAACTCAGGAATCTGTTGCGTGGCTTGTAGTTGCTTCAAGAGCACTCGTACCAGAGGCAATTGTAATTCTTGAGAAAGGATAGAGTAGACACCACCTAAAGTATCTTCAAGTTCAGAAGCGACATACCGAATCTCTTCGGCGGTCACACGCTCACCTGTGCGCTGAACCGCAGAGTTCAGCATAAAGGCAAACGAAAGTCTAGCCTCAATAGCGTCACTTACGGACTTAGCGACCGTAAAGTCTGCTTGCTTCTCCAGTTGAAGGAACGAGATGTCTTCTGGGCGACCTGTAACGAAGTCACCAGTCTGAGCCTTGGTCAATCGGCGTGGCTGGGTGATACCAGCGGGATTCACTAAGCCGATAACCTTAGAGCTGATCATGGACATCTTAACGATAGCCTCTTGGAGATTCTCAAGGGACCTCAAGTCACCCAAGTACTCCTCAATGTACGAACGGCCATATGACTCGCCATCAAGTCGAACCATTCGAATCGGGATGTAGGGGCAGGCTTCTTTAGGGTAAGACCCATCGGAACCTTGAACCTCCATGCCTTCAGCCTCTTCGTAGCGGAGATACTCACCTGATTCTTCGTCCAGGTAGATATGAGTGTACACATCGATGACCTCATCAGGTTTCTTATCGCCGCCCTGACCTTCCACAGCCTTACGGACATCCTCAGGGAGTGCGCCGAAAGCTATCTGGTCGCGAGTCACCATTTGCAGAACGTTGCCGAACGCATCTCGTTGGACTACATAAGAAGACAATCGATACAGCTTCATGGGGTTATAGTTTGACCCGTCTGGTTCCGGTAGGTACAGCAGTACGTTACCAGCAACGACTAACTGTTTTAAGGCCTCAAAGAGGGTCACTCGGTAGCTGTTAGACTCAATGTAGTTCATGATGATGCGCTCTACCATTGAGAGGCCTTCATCGACCTTAGCTAGCCCATCAGGGTCACTAAGTAGCTGCTTTGCTTCATATTCAGATATAGTAAGTCGCATCCAGGTCTGCATCGGGAAGAGGGCCAGCATGAGCTTAGATGCTAGATTGTTTAGGCCCCTAGCACCTACAGCTTGCCATGGGGTTGTGTAGTCTGTAGAGGCGTTATCGGAGTCCTTAGGGAATAAGGAAGGGATGGTGTACTGAGCGCAGTTCTGAGCACGTGTCTCATAAGGGGCCCGGTCGTTCTTTAAGCGCTCATAGACAGACTTTGCGCCATCCTCAGCGAGACCTGTTCGTTTCTCAGTCATGTACCGCCTCCTGATTAAATATTGATTCCTGCACCGGAGCTACGAGATACTCTCAATGACTTCTTACCGCCAGCGCGGGCTTTCTTACGCCCACTTTCGGTCTGTGCTTCACCCTCAACGGAAGCCTCTTTCTCAGGTACGTCAACAACCTGTGCAGCAGGCGTTGGTGCTTCCACTGCCTGTGCCCCACCGGCCATACCCCCAGCCAGACCACCGGCAACCTGTTTAATCGGACGAGTTGCTTCCTTAACGACTTTCTTTAAAGCCTTCTTAATTTTCTTGCCCATAGCTTTATACCTCCTTAAAGTATACACGCAGTGTCGCGCCTTCATGTTTGCAGCGGGACACCCAGTCGCAATCATGAAGTTCTGCAAGGTACTTAAAGCGTTTCGCCAGGAATCGCTGTAAGCCCCTCGAGTCTACATCAGGATTAATGACAACGGACGTTACATCCAGAATGTCTCCTTTATGGTGAATGTCACAGCTTACGCACCACGAGAAGTACGCTACATGTTTTCCAGTAGAGTCCAGAACGTACGCTTCGTGGCAACCAGACATGTCCATAACTTCGTCAACATATAGGCTGTAACCCACAAAGTGTCCTTCGAATCCTTTAGGCAACCCAAGGTGCTCTACAGTCCACCTGATTGCACGGAAGCGACTTTTGGCCTCCACACATGTGAACCTGGACATCACTTCTTACCTCCAAATGCAGCCTTGCGGATTGAAGATTTCATTCGAGCGGAGCCATTACCGTTGACTTTAGGCTTCACTACGGAATCATCGCGTTCAACCTTGAGGTCTTTGCGTCCAGATACTTCGGTTCCCTCGGTGTCCACTTCATCAGAAGAACCCCCGAACTCTACGCTTGACACTTCTTGGGTCAGAGGCGCTGGTTCCACGGCTCGAATCTGATTGGTATCCATCTTCGGAACTTTAACTTTCGGTGAGAAACACATAAGGTCAATCCTCCCCATCATCTCTTAGTTGTTCCTTGCGTACATCAATCTCGTCAATGACATTAGAGGCATACTGAAGGCCCTGAATGAAACCCAGGATGTGGGCCTCACTGCAACCGTTAGTACGCATAAGTCCTATATGACCTGATGCTTCTAGGTACGCATAGTTGAATCGCACCTGTAGATACTCAGCGGTTGCACGAGGTACATCCGGAATATCGTTAGGATTCTTTAGTAAATGGTTAATAGGTGTCAACATGATAAAGATTCCTCTTAGAGTCAAATCTTAAAGTAATTATCATAAAGGGTCCCTACCTCCCTATAGTGAGTCGTATTGCTTTAGGGACCCTTGGTTTATCACTTAGTACCGTATAACTCCTTGATTAATAAGGCTAGGGCTAGTAACCAAAGGGCCAGCACAAGGAAGTACACTTCGAGACCACAAGGCCCAGGACCATGAAGGTGTACACTACGGTCTCCACAGGTAGATCTCCCTGTCAACAAAGTTGTAATCGTTGAACCGTAGGATTCTAGCCATCTGGGCCTGCTTGATAACATCCTCTTCTGACATACCAGCCTTAGCGCCTATGGACTTAATGCAGTCCCAAAGCGTCTCATGGGGCTCAGGGTCGCGTTTAATCCACTTAGTAACCTCCTGCCCCTTATTCTTACCAGACTTAAGCACAGAGGTCCTAGGCTCGGTAATAAATGGGTTATTCAAGAAGTCCTCAGCGGTATCACCCCATCCGGCAATCCCTGAGTAACCATCGGTGATGTCACCCTTGATGGTCTGGAAGAGATGCCACCAGTCCGCTGATTCTTCTGTCTGGGTCAGGATGTTACCAGTGGTACACCACAGGAAGTCACAGTTAGGGATGGTCTTAAAGTCCTTATCGCACGAGATGATTACAGCCTTACGAGCACCAAAGGCAGACGGATTGGAGGCAATAACCCCCATAACGTCATCACCCTCAAGCATCGGCTCACGAATGCAATAGAACTCTTCCCGCTCGAAGAGAGCCTCAAGGAATTCAAAGTAACCTACAGGTTTCTTCGTGGCCTTGCGGTTGGCCTTGTAGTTCGGGTCAACCAGCTCCTTACGCCAGTTAATACTATCGGTGAACGCAAGTACAATCGGAGCACCTACCCAAGCCTTCTTACGTGTCTCATAGGACTTGATGGAATCCTCAAGAATCTGACGGGCCTTAGCGTGGTCGCAGCAGCGGTGCCAAATCTCTTCCTCCCAAGAGGCATCAAACTCAGCAGCACTCATAGCCTGGAAGACCAGCCAGTCCCCATCCATCACAAGGATACCTTTATCATCGCAGCCTTCACGTAGCTCATAGAATTGTTTAAGGTCGAGAAGCGCCATTAAGTTTCTCCTCCAGGTCAGCTACGTACTCGTCAGCTTCCATAAGCTGGTTCTTAAGGTCATCAATCTCGCGCTCAAGAGAATCAATATAGCCCTGCATATCGTTCCATGCATCACGAGAAACGGTTACAGTGTCGCGCATCATTTATACACAGCCTCCCATACGCTTAAGGAATCGAACACCAGAAGCAGTAATTTCCCAGGAGCCACCGTTACGTCCACTCATAGTCAGACACGAGATGTGCCCACGGGAAGCAGCCTCCGCTACGAGGCTCGCATTGTTCCGTACATAGTTGGACTGGAAAGTCTTAGGACAACCCTTGATTGCTTGTAGTACTTTCAGATAGTCAGTCATTAGCGCACCTCCCGTACGGTTGCAGGAGATAACCTTAAGGAGTCTCTATCGTTATACTCTTCGGGTAATTCCTTGATTGCCCTGCGAAACGTTGTGCGCACGATGTACGACATTACCCCGTCCATACCGTGTGTCAGGAACTGGGTAAGTAACTCTCTTTGTTTACCATCAGGTACAACCTCACCAGAGTCAACCTGCTTACACAAAAGCAGAGCGTCTTCCTCTAAGATTTCCAGAACGTCAGACGACAGCTTAGCGGTAACCTCAAATGACACTTTAAACCTCTTTGTCATGGTCATAATGATTTCTCCATTTAGAATTAGTGACAAATTGCCCAATTTGGACCAATCTTTCCTTCGGTATCCAGAAGGCAGCGAAAGTTCCAGTGCTCGCCTACCCAGCGCATAGCTTCTTGTGCGGTCTCGATGACCACCTTGGCGATCTCTTCTGTACGACAACCTACTTGAATCTCGTCGTGCACCCATGCCATGTACGAAAAGTCCCCATCCCAGCCATGCTTTAAGCCCTTCTCTACGAGCATCTCTTCGGTCTTGATAATCCACAGTTTGCAGATGAGGGCACCAGCAGATTGCAGTAGGGTATTCAAGGCAGCGTGTGGACTACGTACGTGTACTTTGCGCCCATCAAGGCCTTTAATCCAGCGACGTTTCCACTTGACTTGTTGCTCACCGGCTACCCACTGAGATGACTCCACAAGCGTCTGTTGGATAGACTCTCGGAGAGCAGCAATCGCTGGGGTGTTCTTAAGGAATTTCTTCTTGAGTTCCTTACCGCGCTCTTTACCAGCGCCAACAATCTGCCCTATCTTCTCGTCCCCAGCACCATAGAGGAACCCATAGATACCTATATGTTCAGGAGAGGCCGCAACACCTCTCCCCGTTCAAGTCCTATCTTTGAACTGCTGCATATTCCTATGCAGAGCAGACTATATCATCACTCTGTTTCCAGAGGCTGTGCGCTTCCATCAGCATTGGCTTCTGATGTACTCTCTTTCGAGATAGTCGTTGCACCTTCCATCCAACTTACCAATGATTTTAATTCTTCCAAAGTTGCGTCATACTTAATTCGGTTAGCCCTCCCACTAACCCATGTAACATTTCCTTTTATATAACCCTTCTTAGGGTCAAATCTATCAAGATGCGCAGTGTTTAGAGAACCACTACCTTTAGCATCTCTCATTGGTACATTTAAAGCTAAACCTAGTATAGGGCATACTCCTGTCCATATACTCTCAAGATACTCGGCATCAAGAGTAAACTCAATGCCTCTTGTTTTTGCCCAACTCTTTTTAGTTCTACAATACATGTCGAATGGCCTTTCTTCGCAGTATCTTCGATATCGTTGGTGTTTAGTCTCTTTATTTTCCATACTCACCCCACCATTATGTCGAGGTAAGTTGGATGGCTTGGCTCAGGATTGTCCGTTCTGGAGTTTCCCTGAGTTCACACAGTTTATAGACGTCTAGTTGTTTAACGTCTTAGCATTATCACGAGTTGGTAACTCAGCAGCCATTTGGTTCTTCGTGTGGATATCACCGTTCAGGATTTCGTGAGCGTACTCACCGTTGTCGAAACGAGCCATGAAGTGGGCCAAGCAACGAAGCTCCAGACCAGATGCGTCAATTCCTGCCTGCACCCAAGGCTCACCAGTTACTGTATCCAAATGGTGCTCAGCGCCAAAAGCGGCACGACACTGCTCCCCATAAGGAGAACGCACACCTGGAATTTGCGCAAGGTTAGGAAACGCGTGGGTTGCACGACCGGTAACTGCCCCATTAGGGTTGACCGAACCATGAATCTTACCGTCCTCAGCAACGTAACGAAGCCATGCCTTGTCGCCCTCAGCCGACTGACCGATTCTCTTCTGAATCATCAAGTACTCTTTAATAAGGTCGATAGCGGCTTGCTTCTCAGGGTCATCCACACGTACCCCCTCGAGTACCTCGTCGTCAACCACAGGAGCACCCTTATCGGTGAACTTGGTCGGAACCCATCCAGCCTCCTGGAGTTTCTTCTGAATGTGGTCGCGAGACGAAGGGTTAAACACTACGTACTCTACCGGAGTATACGGTGCGCCTGCAACGTACTCACGGGTATCCAGTTCACAGGGTTCTAGTCCCTCTCGCTGTGCCTTGTTCTTGGGCTTCTTAAAGATGCCTCCGATTTTAGGTGTCTTAATGCGAGGATACTTAGGAAGCGGTTTACCAGTCCTCGGATGACAGAACATCTCGGTGCCACCTTTAGGTTGATACCATGAGCCGAACGTTTCGGTCAATTTACGTAGCAACTCAGAGCGTCTGGCAGCTAGCTCTACGTACAACTCTTCGATTGCCTTCGTGTCAAAAGGGAACCCATTACGCTCCTGCTTAGCTAGTAACCATGCAGCACGGTGCTCAACGTCAACTGCCTCAATGGATTCTGACCAGAACGTAGTGTGTCCTACGCCCGTAAAGTCAATCTCAGGAGGGAAGTAATGTTTGTCGGAGAGTAGCTTCTCGAGGAGGGCTTTAGTAACCACAACGTCCTGAACGTTATATTCCATCATCTCTTCGTTGAAGCTCCACCACTCCATTCCGTCAACGTATTCTTCACCCTGCTCTTCAAGCATACGCTTAAAGTCATCTTTGTATTCACCCTTCATTTCACCTAAGCGATAGCCCCAAGCCTCTAATGCGTGAGACCCAAAGCGCTTGCCTGGTAGTTTACCGGAGCGAAGCAGTCCCATATCTGTGTCCTTGAGGTTTGAATGAATCAGACGTGACAGTACAAGGGTGTCAATACAGTTCTCACGTGGCAGGTGGAGCTCGCGGTTCAATTGCAATTTTGCCAGTTTGGTCAATGCGGGGATGTCGAATTTAGTGAAGTTATGTCCTACTATGAGCCCTCCCTTTGCGACCTCAGCTTCCAATGCATCTAGGTATTTATTAAAATCCACAGGGCGATACTTGCTGTACTCTCCAGTGCTGTAATCATAGATAACCGCGCAATGAAATTTAGTAGTGGTCTCAAATAGGCCGTTTGATTCGATGTCTGAGACAATCATTAGAGTTCTCCTTTAAGATACCTTATGGCATTCTCCAACCTATCTGTAGAATCAAAGAATTTGCCTAAACCAATGTTGCAGTGCCAGCATAATAGCCCGCGAACTTGCAGAGTTAAATGGTATTTATGAGGGCCGCCACTTGGGCGACCCTGAGTGTACCACTCTTAGCTATCAATCTTGTCGAGGATAGCCATAGCTTCATTGACGCGACCAGCTTCATGGATTGCTGTCACGGCAGCTTTCGTAAGCGCATTGACCAGACGGAAAGCTTGCTCGTCTGTCAGTGTCATACGTTGAGTGTGATTCTTAGAGGACTTAGAGTCCTTCCAACGGTATACCATAGTTGCCTTTCCGCTACGAACGTTGATGTGAACTCTGCGGTTCCACTGGTCAGCGGTATCGGATAGACGGATGGTTTCGGCTACTTGTGACATGATAGTCCTCCCTATTGGTTATTTAAAGAATTTGGAAAGTTGTTGGGCTTGGTTGGCTATGCGAGCAGCTTCGGTGACTTTATTGGATGCACTGTCGGAAAGTTCCTTGGAGCGGATAGACAGAGCGCGTGACTGTGTGGCTTCTTTGCGAGCCTCAGTATTCAGACGCTTAGCTTCAGCATTTAGCATGTCCACCAACAGCCGGCCTAATCTCTTGATAAGGTTAAACATGGTGTGTCTCCTTTGGTGTAGTTGTGTTAAAATCATCAAGAATCACCTCAGTAGTCAGAGTCATCTGACTGGTCTGTCTCTCCATTACCTCCGATTCCATCTTCTTCAGAGTAGATAAATGGTTCGAGCCACCCTGTTTCTTTGTTGTATTCCATAAAGCCAGCAACGCCAGTATCGCCAGTAAACCGACATTTAAGAATACGGACAAGTACAAGATTAGGATTATCATCATCTTGTTGGTCCCTCTCTAGAGCAATTATTGTATCTGAAAGTTGACGCAAGGCGCCAGAGCCTCTAAGGTCAGTGATTGATACCTGTCTACCTTCCTCATGCGCCCGGCCCTTCTCAGGGTTCTTAAGGTGACACACAATGACCAGTACCACACCAGTTGACTTGGCGAACCCTTTGAGCTTGGTCATGAGGTTGTCAATCATCTTTCGCTCATCGGATTCACCGGAAGCGGACACAACGATCGAGATGTGGTCAAGGACGATTACGTCACATCCCAAGCCTGAGCGCATGTAGGACAGCTTAGCTAGAAGCCTGTCGGTCTCAGCCTCGGCGAATGAATCATAAAGGTGGAACGTATCGTTCCTGAACAGCTCATCGAACCATTGGTCAAACTTGCCGTTCTCAATGATCTCTCTCTTAGAGAAGATCGGATTGACGTAAGCGCATATGATTGTGTAGGCCTATAATGTCCTCAACGGTCTCTTCAACGGATTCCTCAAGCATCGCCAAGCCCACCTTCTTACCCATCACTGTGCCCCATTGGAGTGCTTGCTGACGGACGAAGGTCGACTTACCCATACCGGAACCGGAAGTTACCATAATGACTTCGCCGCCACGGGCACCTAAGGTCTTATCATTGATACCCGTACAGCCGCTGAAAAGTAGACCGACTGATTCCTCAGATGATAAATGTTCCCGGATTCGTTCTCGTAACGAAAGAGCCGAGACCACACCATCTGGAATCCAAGGTCCTGCGTTCCACACTTGCGCCATGACTTCACGGTCGTGACCATTAAGGTGACACTCGTTGGCATCCTTACACGGAAGAACTGCCACTCGTACCTTACCAGCCGGTAGAACCTGTGCGGCCTCCTCTACTGCCTTGCGCCCTGCTTCGTCCATATCAAACATTAAGATAATCTGCTCGAACTGGTCAAAGTATTCATAGTTGGCGGCGCATGTCTTCTTAGCGGCAGAGGCACCGTGACCCAACGACACTACAGGATACTTACAGTCTTGAAGTTCCATCACGGTGAGCATGTCTACTTCACCTTCTGTGACGACAATCTTCTTACCGCCACTCCACAAGTGCTTCCCGAAAAGGGCATCACTCTTGTGGCTACCAGTGGTCTTAAAGTTCTTGTCTTTATCGCGAATCTTTTGACTAACAATGGTTCCGTTTTGGTCCCGATAGTCAGCCACTTGGTACACCACGCCATCAACCTTGGCTAGCCAATAACCGGCTTTTTGGCAAGTCTCTTTTGAGATTCCTCTAGCTGTCAATGCAGAGAACCTACCATTAGCTTCGCCAAAGCTCCAAACACCTTTGGTCATAGGTGTACCTCCAGTTCTTTTGTAGGAGCGTTCTGGCCCATACCCGTCCCCTTTGATGTAGTGTCCACAGACGAAGCAGTGGAAATGATTATCCGAGTATCTGGCACCAGCGTCACTACTACCACAGCTAGGACACGGTTCGTGATACAAGAAAATACTATCAGAGTCTAGCATATTATCCATGGAGGTTCTCCTTTGGTGAGCCCTGTTAACCTCTATCGGACGTTACTAGCTGGTCAGTATCCCACCACCGCTTAAGGTCGAACGAAGGACAAGCCTTTGGGGCCACCTCATGATGCGCGCGAAGCACAGCACCTTCGTACTTAGCCAGCAGTGTGACAAGCAGTGAGCGAAGGGACTGCATTTGGGATGATGTAAAGTTGGCGTCAAACTTACCTTTATCGTCGATACCGCCTACAAGGCAGACACCAATAGAGTTGTGGTTGTAGCCCTTAGCGTGAGAGCCTACAGCCATCTCATCTCGGCCTGCCTCCACAGTACCATCACGCTTGATGATAAAGTGATATCCCACATCCAACCAACCCTGCTCTTTGTGCCACTGGCGAATCTCACGGACACCTACGTTCTGGTTAGGCTTGGTCGCTGAACAGTGAACGAAGATTGCCTCTGTGCTCTCCCGTGGTTTGAATTGTACACGAGTCATTATTTCTTCTCCTTCTTGATAATCATTTTGTCCCAGGGAATCTCCTTACTAGGTTCTTTGAGCCATTCCGCAGGTATCAACTTATCTGCGAACTTAATGCTGTGTCTTTCTGCCCACTCGCCATAGCTTGTGGGAGACCCTTTATACAACTTGGTTCTACTTGAAGAGAACACGATGCGTATGTCGAGCTCTGGGAACTGGTCACGAATCAGTAAATGCTTCTTACGGTCCTCTGCCTCGAACAGGCCCTTGAACTCGACGATGATACCGTTTGGTAGCAACGCGTCCGGTGTGTATTTATGCTTGCTAGCTGGGATTACATAGGGGATTGAGAAGGATTCATATTTTGCCTTAACCCCCATGCTCTCCAAGCGTGCCATATTTTTCTCTTCAAGGCCGCTCCGATAGTTTCCTATACGTTTAATTCCTCTTGCTGCATAACCTGCCACGAGTCTTCCTCCATCTTACAGCAGCCAAAGGGAGTAACCCGCGGGTAAGCCCTGAGTTTCTCCCTAAGCGTTACTCTCAAAAATCTCCGTCTGAATCTCCTTCTCCATAAGCGTCTTCGTCAGAGTCCTGAGACCAGCTTTCTTCGTCGCGTGGTTTGCTCGCTTTGGCAGAACCAGAGGCAACATAGCCGTTCTCTTCAACTTCGTCAGCCCAATCGTCTTCACCGCCACCAAAGGTAGCCAGTTCGACCAGCATGACGGACTCTAACTGTAATTTAACACTAGCGCCTACTGCGGTATTCCATTTGTAAGGAATCAGAGAGTATTTGACTTTCAGTTTGGAGCCACCACCGATGATAGGAACGTCCTCGATTTTCTTGCCCTTAGAATCCACAACAACCATGTTGATGTGCTTGGTTTCTTTAGTCTTCTTGTCCTGATAGGAAGCGTATGCCTTAAACTTAAAGGTAGTCGTACCGTCACCGTTATCGAAGAACGGCATGTCGCCCTCATACGGTCTCAGTGGTTTCTTACCACGAGCTACCGCAGGTGGATTCGCTTCATATTCCTCAACGGCAGCAGCATAAGCCTCTTCGTGACACTTCACGATTTCGTCGACCATACGCTGGCAGCGTGGGTCTTTGTTGGGAATAGTCAGGTCAACTTTATAGACACCTCGAGGGTTTCCAAAGCCACGCTCTTCGTTACCGTAGTCCGGCTTGGTGATGTAAGCGTAAGGCTCAGCGGTGCCCAGCGCAGAGGTGTAAATCTTCTTAGCCATAGTGTTAAATCTCCTTTAGGTTTCGATATAGTTTCTCGGTGGGAGTGTCTCCCTATAGCGAGTCGAATTACTTCGGTGTCACGCATGGACGCACGCGAGTAACCTCAAAGCCAGCCTGAACATATTGCCATTCGGCTAACTCTAATGCCTCGTCTAAGGTCTCCGCGTAGACTGGAACCTCAAAGGAATGCTCAGAGGACTCTACGGTAGCCCAAAACTTCTTACTATCTGTGCCTACGTTTAACATATCAGTAACCTCTCGATACCCATTGATTGTAAAGCTCCATGTAGTGGCCCGCGGATATACCATCACCACACTCTATACATTCAGTCCACATCTTGTGACACCATTCGCTTGGTTTACAATAGGTGACTGTTGTGGTCATTTCACCACGCGTCATAGCACTTACCCTTATGCTGCTCGTAAAGTTCGCCATAGAACCTAGCTTTCGCTATGTCCTTCTCTAAGTAAGCCAGTTCTGATTTCTCACCTGCCCGAAGGCGGTACTTAAGGATGTTCCCTAAGCAGTACCCCTTGAACTGCTCGCAGGACATTGAGCGGGCAATCACCTCGATAGCCTCAATGTTGTCAAACAGCACGTAATGGGAAGGATTAGTGACACCTTCGATTGACGCACAGGTGGCTGTGGGTAGTTTATCCGTATGGTTTGACATCATAACATCTCCTTGATTCGTTTAACTAATAGACATGCGAACGGGAAGCGGGTCACTGCCACACTAAGAACCGGACGTTTCTTGTCTATTGCTTTCTTAAAGTCACCGCGTGTGATAATGAGGTGGACTCCTGGCGTCAAAGGTACCGTGTCACCCATAAGAGGTAGCTTAGCTCGGTGGTACTCGCTTGCACATACGATTGAACGGTCAGGCCGACGAACCGTGAAATTCTCAAGGCTTTGATTGTAATGGAGTCGAAACATATAGTGTTCCCTCTAGTGAGTCGTGTTGAGCATGACCACCTGGGTGTCATCATGGTCGCTGCAGTGAAGCACAAGGTACCCTATGATAACAATCAGTAGTGGCATTAAGTACATCATGGATGATGTACCTCCTTTAGTGAGTCGTATCGATATCACGCACAGCTATAACCTCTTAAGGAGGCTCCTAATGATCATCTTTCCGCTTGGGACCCTATAGGTCTACCAGAGGCGCAAAAGACCCACCATAAGGAGCCTCATGGTTATGCTCGTGGTCGTACTTATACTTCTCAGTTATACTTTCTCTTTCGGATTGTCCTCGGTTCCCCGGAAGCAAGTGAAGGAGGGATGCCTAAGGTTCCCATCTTTAGTTTCTTCCATATAGGCAATCTGACAGGCCCATCCATTGTAGTAGTCCTCACCGTGTTCTTTAACGTTAGCAGTAAATTCGTCCATCAATGCGCGGGAGATGTTTGTGGCGTCAACTACACGACCACTCTCGAGAAGCGCTGTGAACCCAATTACCTTACCTTCGTTAGCCAGGCCAGGGGTACCCCAGACCACACCTGTGATGATACCATCTGCCTCTTCACTTGGTTTCATTTTGAACCATCCAGACTTCTTACCGCGCCTGTAGACACACATAGGGTCTTTCACAATGAGACCCTCATGTCCCTCAGCTCGCTTCTTCTCGTATAGCTTCTGGAGCTCAACCATGTCGTAAACCTCGTAAGATTCAGCCGCTTGCCAGTCGATTTCTGGTAAGTAATCCTGTAGCAGAGGCAGCATGTTCTTAACGTGTTCCTGCATGAGTAACGTCATGACGTCACAGTCTTCTCCAGATTCTACGATGTGGAGAGGGAGTACAGCAAATAGTTTAACTTGAAGGCGTCCTGTGTGCAGCCTAAAGGGAATTTTGTCTTTCTTACTGACTGGCTCCACGAAGAAAACGTCGTGGAACCCTTGGTTCTTAGTGTCAGTCCACTTGGTGCGCAGTAGGCCAGACCCCGTGTTAAAGTCCACTCCCTTGACCATGAGTTCACCATCCAGCATAAAGCCATCCTTGTAGAAGCAACGGTCGTCATTAAGTAGACGCTTCCAGCGGACATCGAAACCGTTTAAGTGCTCCAGTGCCGGAATCGTTTTAGATACACGAGAGAGCCAGCAGCTGTTAGCAGTATTGTCTACGCAGATGTTACCACGGACACCATCATATTTGCAATCAGCAATGAGGTACCCAGCGTTGTCAAGAGCCTTCTCAATGGAAGACTCCACGAAAGACACAGCTTTAAACGGACTGGTCTTAATGTTCATCATAACGTTTTTCTCCAGTAAATATAGGGTTATGCGATGTTAGGGGTCAAACAACTAAGGCCACTCGGTGAGCGACCTTAAGTATTCTCCCTATAGTGAGTCGTATTGATTTGGGACCCTTATAGTGGCGCCGAGTTACTTCCAATCCTTCAACTGGTCATACATTCGGTTCAACCACTCAGTGCACATACTGTATAGAATGTCTTCATCATAATGACAGAATATGTTAGTGATGAGTGAGTTCCCGTCCATGTCTTCTATGTGTAGACACATAAAGTTACTACCCATATGAGAGGAATACCAGTCATCACACTTGACAACAAAGTCTAACTCCAACAGTTTACCTGTGGCCGCCTTGAAGTCACTGATACTACCACTATACAAATGACCCATCTTATAGACCCTCCCAGATACGCTTATGAGAGCGATCACGCTTGACCTTATTGAACTTGCGACCTTTGGTTACCTCAAAGTCCATAGCCTTATGGTTAGAACGTTTAGCCATCTTTTCGAAGTTACGCATACTTAAAGTCCTCTTAGTAATCTTTAATTTAAATCTCTAATTAATACTCAAGGGTCTTAGAGTGCCTTAAGGGTCTTAAAGTGTCTTAAGGTATCATCCTCTCCTTATAGTGAGTCGAATTGATTTGGACCTTATGGTCTCCTTAGGTCTCTTATATAGTGAGTCGTATCGCTTTTGTTAATAAATCGTAGACCAATAGTAAAGGCCACTCTAATGAATGGCCTCAAGGTTCTCTTATATAGTGAGTCGAATTGATTTCAAGCGAACGCAAAGTCTGACTTAAGGATGTCCTGTAAGTTCAGGTTACCTTTAGAGGGAAGCACCGGCATCTTATCCAATTGAGATTTATGTAACTGGTCTGCAAACTGTGCGTAGAAGTCAGCGAGCACATCACAAGACTCATAAGTGGCAACCATGGTTTCACGCACAGCCTTGAACAAGTTAGCTGCGTCTGCTGGGATGGTCCCGAAGGAGTCATGAATCAATGCGAAGGAATCAATTCCGTACTTCTCATGTGCCCACACTACGGTCTTGCGAAGGTGGCTCCCGTCTTGACTGTGCACAAAGTTAGGTGCTATACCAGACTCCTGTTTGTACGCATCAATCTCGCTATCCCTATTGGTATTAATGGTCGGCTGTAAGCGGAACTGACCGAGGAATATCAGGTTTAAGCGAGTCTGTACTGGCTTCTTGTATTCTTGCCACACCGGGAACCCATCCGGAGTCGTCCAGTGCACAGCGCACCGCTTACGGAGAATCTCTCCGGTCTTCCTGTCTTTGACCTCAACGGCCAGTAACTTAGCGGCAGACTTAAGCCAGTTCATAGCCTCCACAGCAGCCACTACAGTCACGCTCACAGCTTCCCATATTAGTTTCGCCATGTATCCGGCAGCCTGGTTCGGATGAGTGAACATCAGGCCCTTACCGGAATCAATAGCTGGTTGAATGGTATCTTCAAGGACTTGCTGACGAAAGCCAAACTCTTTGGACCCGTAAGCCAGTGTCATGACTGAACGCTTAGTTACGCTACGGGTCACGCCGTAAGCCAGCCACTGACCAGCCAGTTCTTTAGTGCCCAGCTTGATTTTCTCATAGATTTCCCCAGTTTTATCATCGGTCACAGTTACTACCTCGTTGTCGGTCCCGTTGATCATATCTACTTGTAGAATCTCGTTGACTTTCTTAGCGACAATCCCATAGATGTCCTGAACGGTTTCACTAGGCAGGAGGTTAACCGCACGACCGCCTACCTCATCGCGGAGCATAACGGAGAAGTGCTGAATGCCAAAGCAAGACCCATCGAACGCCAGCGGGAGCGAGCAGTTATAGCTTAAGCCATGGTGCTGCCCCCCAGCGTACTCAAAGCAGAACGCAAGGAAGCAGAAGGGTGAGTCTTGTTCAGACCACCAAGTATTCTCGAGCGGAGACTTAGCACACGCCAGGATGTTCTCGTGGTTGTCCTCAATGAACTTGATGCGCTCAGGGAATGGTACCTTATCGACACCCGCACAGTTAGCCCCGTGGATTTTCAACCAGTAGAACCCTTCCTTACCAATCGGTTTACCTTTGGCCAGCGTCAGTAGTCCTTTAGTCATGTCGTTACCTTGTGGGTTGAACATTGACACAGCATAAACACGACCACGCCAGTCCATGTTGTAAGGAAACCAGATGGCTCTATGATTAGCAAACTTGTTTGCTTGTTCCAGCATGAACTCAAGGCTCATACGGCGAGACTTGCGGGCCTTGTCCTTGCGATACACAGCAGCAGCAGCACGTTTCCAGGAGGCTAGTGCCTCGGGATTCGTGTCAATATCTTCCGGTTTCATCGGGAGTTCCTCACGCTCAATAGTCGGAATGTAGTCAACAGGGCAGTGCTTCCATTTGGTCACCACGTTGGCGACAGCTAATACTTTCTTGTTGATTCTCCATGCGGTATTCTGCGCAATGTTGACCGCTTTGTATACCTCAGGCATGTAAACATCTGCGTATCGCATTAATGCTTTCTTACTGTGAGTGCGCACTAGCGCCAGAGGACGACGACCATTAGCCCAATAGCCACCTCCGCTGATACTAGTCCACGGCTTAGGAGGGACAACACAAGGTTGGAACATTGGGGAAATTCCGGCCAGTGCACCAGCGCGAGTGGCGATAGCCTCAGCGTATTCCGGTGCGAGCTCTATAGTCTCAGAGTCTTGACCTACTACGCCAGCATTTTGACGATGTAAGCTAACCATTCCGGTGGATTCAATGAGCATCTCAATGCAGCGTACCCCTACATGGATAGAGTCCTCCTTGTGCCACGAAGACCACGACTCGCCGCCCAAAAGACCCTTAGAGAGCATATCGGCTTCGATAACCTGCATAAAGGCTTTCTTGTAAACATGACCTACACGTTTGTTAAGCTGTTCCTCGACGTTTTTCTTGAAGTGCTTAGCTTCAAGGTCACGGATTCGACCAAAGCGCGCCTCATCCTCGATAGCCCTACCAATTGCACTGGCTACAGCCTGCACGGTTGTGTTGTCCATGCTGGTCAGACGAGCAAGAGTTGTCTTAATGGTAATGTACGCTATAGCTTCCGGCTTGATTCCCTGCAGGAACTGGAAAGCTGTTGGTCGTTTACCACACTTAGCCTGCACCTCCTTAAACCAACTGTTGATGCGTGCAATCATCTTGGGCAGCAGGGTGGTGATCAACGGCTTTGTAGCGTCGTTATCCGCAATCTCACCAGCCTTAAGTTGACGCTCAAACATCTTTCTGAAGCGTACTTCACCCATCTCGTAAGACTCATGCTCAAGGGCCAACTGTTCGCGGGCTAAGCGCTCACCGTAATGGTCAGCAAGAGTATTGAACGGGATAGCAGCCAGTTCGATGTCCGAGAAGTCGTTCTTAGTGATGCTAATCGTGTTCATTTAGTGTCCCTTTAGGTTAGTAAATCGTATCTATTCAGGCCGCCCGCAGATGACCTGTAAGATAAGACTATCAGCCCATTAACATTGTGTCAAGTTGTTTGTCGATATTAAGTGGAAGACCGTTAGCAATAGCCACCCGATCAGCTTTGCGCCAGTACTCCGCGACTCGTGTCTCAAGCGCCTTAAGGTCGTTACTAGACATTTCCACCCAGCGCAAGGTGTGGTTAGCCCTTCCGAGAATATCTCTAGCTATACACCGGTTGCGTTGCTCTTGACACTTGTCCCAACTCGTTGTCACCTTCTCATGCTTCACGCGGTCGATTACTTTCTGGCATGCGACTTCCTCGACTTCCTTGATGGTACCCATGGCATCGGTGATGTTCACTTTATGTGTTCTCCAGGTAATTAAATGCGGTTAGATTATGTCAAGCTTATGGTAGACCTATTGCAGACATGGATTGCCCTTGCGTAGGCTTTAAGTGTTACCTTTAGTTCCCTTGCGGTGAGTCCAAGAGCAGTCAATGGCGCACCCTACAGCTACCGGGATGAAGAAGTAAGCCGCAAATAACTCAGCGGTCATCACCGCGTCACTTGAGAATGCCAGGTAGGAGCCTACGATTACCCCTAACAGTTTACCTAAGTTGTCACCAAAGGTTTTCAATTTACTTCCCTCCCTCCTGCACCGCTTATACTCCACCTTATACTGCTTGCACCAATGGTACAGCTTAGACCATTCATAACGCTTGCCCCAACGATACAGGATGTACACTGCTATCGCTATCGTTACTATTGTAGGACTGTCAATCATCCAGGTGCGACCATTGAGGAGGTCTGGTGTGGTCATGTCACAAGCTCCATTCTTGCTATAGTTAAAGAACAACGTCGTGCATTTCATAAAGTTAATCCTCAAAGTGTTGATCGCGATAGTAGAGACTCTTGCTGTTTTCATACAGTGCCTTAAGGTGTCGCATTGCGAGCGACCAATCGAACCCACAACGCACCGCAGCACTATAGGACAGTACAGTTTGAGCGGTCAGACCGTAGTGCTTGCTGTTAATCATTATCCGTAGTCCTCTGCGTGGTCCTCTCGATGACTCAAAGTATCCTATATGTCAGACCTAAAGTCAATACCTTTTGGTAAATTTTAAGGGTTCTTTAAGTCCCTCTTTAAGTACTCTCCCTTATACCCAATTGCATAAAAGACCATTGATTATAGAGATTACCTCTTTATAGCTAACAACAAGGCGTCTTTATGGTGTCTTTAAGGGTATCTTCAGGATGTCTTTAGGGCATCTTTAGGATAGGTGCCTCTAAGGGTGACTTTAGGAGGATTTAAGGACGTCTTTAGGATGTGCCTTCAGGTGTCTTTAGGATGTGGTGATACTAAGAGATACTAAGAGATACTAAGAGATACTTTAGGTGGTCCCCAACAGATTTGGACTAAGGGATACACCCTCAGTCCTCCCTAAGTCCCCATAAGACCTCCTCTCCCTCCCCCCTCTCAGTCAACCCTAGGTCTCCTTATGCTCTCCTAAGGTATGGGTGAGGGCT